CCTGAATATAAAGGCTCCTGTAAGCAGCTAAACCTAAGTTAGATACGCTATTCATAACGGCGTTACATACGGATGCGTTCATAGCGTTATTCATTAACATAGTTGCGTACTCACCAGACCTAACTCCAGTTAGATACACCAGGTCGCCGTTAGGCTTCTTGAAGGGAGCGGCCCGCAGCGGGGCCAGTATATCCAATAGGACATCGATTGAGGAAAACGGACCTACGCTCGCGCCCTCGCCAAATCGCTTAACAAAAGCATCCCTAATACCGTCTCGATATGGTATGCGCATGTTGTTGAGCACTTCAGTCTGGTCATAGCTAGAATAATCAGTTGCTACAAACATGCGAGGTTTGGAGTAACTAGTCAATGGAGCGCTGCCCGTGACTATGAACGCCTCTGCGTGATCCACCAGTACATTACCAGTCTCATCGCCAACTTTAAATACATTACAGTCCATCTTCAAACCTGAGTAATCCACTTTGTAAGGGAAACCGCTAAAAGCGTAGCTGTCCGTTTTATCCTTACGCATCATATAACGATAGAAAGGAGCATACAAAAATAACTCAAGTATAAAGAGATGGAGCTGCTGCATTTCGATTGGACGTGACGCCTTAGCGACTACGCGGCGCTCAGCCATTCTGCCTGGATTATCCTCACTGTAGAACGGGAATCTGGCCTCGGCTTCTGCTGCGCTCAAAACCTTAACGGATCCATCCGGGGCTGCGGCTCCATAGCTTCCGTCAGGACGAAAGGTGTCTGGACTCAGAGGGAATATAACGGCTTTGGATGTGGTCTTAATCTTAATGTCGTGGTTGTCCAGTTTACCTTCCATTACTATGCTACCAATACCACCTGAGTTTGCAGTCAGCATACGTGGAATGGTCCTGACGAAGTCAGGCCATGATACGATGCGTGACCTGGAAAATGGATCGGTGAGTATAGTAAAAGTCGACTCCATGGACCTGCGTAGGCATTCAACGTTTGGCATAATGTACTCGCCGGACTTATTCTTGGCATAAGTGTCGGGTAGCCCAATATCTTTATAGACGGGAGACTCTTTCTCATGCTCGTATACCTCCTCGAACGTGACATTGTTATCAGTTCCTACATAGCCGGTGATGCCTCGGAGGCCAGAGATGAAAGTAGCCGTTCTATGTCCTACCCCATTCAGAGGAAGGATGAGAGACAATCGTGCCAACTTGGCGAGCTGCGTCAATCCCGAATCAACTAGGTACTGTACATTTTCTCTGTAAACCTTACCGTACAAGCTATCCCAGAATGACTTATTTAGGGGAATGGCCGGCGCGGCTACTTTGGTATAGTCCCTCCAGTTTGGCGCTGAAACTACAGATATGTAGTACCCAGATGAGGCTAACGCAGACGCATGCATATACATGTTGCCCAAAGGCCCTTTCAGCTTCAACGTCTTACCGATTGGGTCGTCACATAGAAACGACAGCATCTCATGGACCAACAGGCGCATGTCAATGCCTTTGGTGCTTAAGAACTGTA